GTCGCCGTGCTATTAAAAAAACGCCCACCTTTAGCGCTATTACATGACTTGCACATCGATTGTAAGTTGGATGGATTCCACATGTCCCCACCTTTAACTCTAGGTATGATGTGATCCACTGTGTGTGCTGGCCTGTTACAACTCACGCATGTCCACCCATCACGATCAAGGATCTGTATGCGTAGTTTCTGCCACTTGCCACTACCTATAGCTCTTTTACTCAATGCCATCCTTTAGTCTTGAAATGATTTAATGCTTTACACATAGAACCATATCGATGTAAGTTATATTTGATACCCCAGTCTACTTGCTTAAAGCCATCTACCTTAGCCAAGTACTTGGATCTACCTTGTGGTATGCCATAGTGTGAGCCGTTGCGAGCGCTTGGATTCCACCTACTCTCATGATGATATAACTCATCTAAGCAATAGAACTCAGTGAATGAATGGTTAAGTTTAATAAATGCATATTGCTTGTAATGAGTAGCTCTTGGTACTGCATGAGATTCATTTACTAATAAAAGCGATGCAAGTAAAACGCATAGAGCCGACCCAAATAGCCAGCACCTTCCGAGCCAGCCTCTGGGCGGCTCAGCCTTTCGCTTTAAGAGCGAATGCTGTTTTGAGCCTACCATAGATCACCTAATCCTTTCAAACATAATAGCCATATAATCTCACTATGTGGACAGTGATTTACCTCACAATAACAAACTTACAGCTCCAATGTATTTCATACTGATCGATCCAAGTACAATCATAACCAGCCTCACTCATGTAATAACTCCAATGCGTAATAAGCCTGTTGTGGCACAACTCCATTACCCAACATCTTTAACTGTTGCGCTCTAGATAGATCTAAATTTGTAACCCATCCATCTGGTAAGCCCATCATGTATTCGACAAACTTAGCGTTTAATTTACCATCGACCAATGTATTCGGCGAGGTTTGCATAGACATTTCACGTCGTGTAATAAATCTGCCCCCCAATTCCGACACTTGCCTGTAGTGTGACTGATATTGGTTGTCGGGGTTGCAATTAACCTCACAGCTACACCTGTGCTCGCACCTGGCTTGCCCAATGTCTTGCCCTCTTTGAAATCCTGTACTCTCTGTTGGTATTTCTCTATAAGCTCGTCGTGATTCCTGACATGCATCGCTGTTGGCGTAGGCAATAATGAACAATCTTGCTCTTTGATGGGGTGCGCCGACATCACTAGCTCGAACAATACGCCATTTAGCATCGTACCCATTTTGGGTAAGGTCGCCGAGAACTTCCTTAAATCCGAGGCTGAGATGTCCTCGCACGTTTTCCAAGATAACGTATTTTGGTCGTAACTTGCTAATTGCTTTAATAATGTATGGCCATAAGTGTCGCTCATCTTCTGTACCCTTTCGTTGCCCTGCATGGCTAAATGGCTGACATGGATAGCCAGCTGTTAATATATCTACTGGCTCAACTTCATCCCAATTAATAGTTTTAATATCATTTAAGTTAGGTTTATTAAATCTTGCTTCAATTACTTTAGATGCGTATTTGTCATTCTCAGCACACCAAACCATTTCAGCATTAAAGTATGCTTCTACTGCTAGATCTAATCCACCATAACCTGTGCAAAGAGATCCTACCTTCATGGCTTACTACCCCATCCAGTACCCTTTAAGATTATGCCAGGTGCTGAATACATACGTGCCATATTTAACCCACATTTAGGGCAAAGCATCCCGCCATCATCCTCTTTATATGTGCGATGTACTGATCCATAAGTACCACACTCATTACAGCTATATTCATACGTTGGCATCATATTCTCCAATCAATAGGCAAGTGTGGCAAGGCAGCGTGTCAAACTGCCAAGCCCCACAGCTATTACATCTACTAACCTTGCTATCTTTAGGTGCATCTTTCTGCTCAGCTATGTTCTTGCATCCCACAGCCCCACAATCCATGCATTGGTATAATTTGAATCCTTCTGGCATATCTGTCTGGTCTAGCCATAAGAACTCAGTATCACGACTACACCCATTACATTTAAATTTAGTCACGAGTGATCAATTCGTGGCATCGAAAGCATGTGCCATCTTTGAAAACCCTGTCATCCCCACACATTTCGCATGTGATAACAGACTTAACTAGATGCACACCACTATCATCTATTTCGACAGTAACTCCACTGCCGTTGATAAATGCGATGTATCCCATGATTTACTCCTTATCCTTAAAGTACCAAGCGCCCGTACTGGTCTGTGATGCCCACCTAGCGTGTTCTTTGATATTGCCCAGGCATACGTAGCCATAAAATGGCTTCTTGGTAGTTTTGCTAACACCTGTGCGTAAAGTCATGCCCTGACTACAGCAATCTACTGGTGGCTTAGGTGTATCTGGCACAGCTGCAACCCAATCGGTAGTAGTCCACTGCACTGGATCTTCTAGTTTGTTTTCGACTGTAAAAGTTTCTGACTTGCTATTTACCGCAGCCATCTCTTCTCTACTAGGTCGCTTTCCTTTAGCTGAGAAACCTGCATTCGCAAGCGCTCGACCAATCGCACTTGTTTCCGCATTAGGTAAAGCGAAATTTGCATTAACGCCCCTATCAGAAATAGTTTCAAGCGCAAGCCCAGTAGAGCACGGCTTGGAATCTGCCTCTGTTTTGAATAACTTGCAAAGTACAATGAATCGAGTGTTTGAGGCCTCGATAATCTCTGTTTCCAATCTTCCATCTGGGAACTCCTTCCACCACTTATGTAGTCTTTCATCAACTGGTTCATATAAACTTAAATCGAAAGCCATTACTCCTGCCAATCTAGTGCGCTGTCTTGCATCGCCTCATGGCATGTTTTGGCAATAGCAATATACGCAACTGCGTCTTTGTAATGATCCGAAATTTCTGGGGATTCAACACTGCGGCTGATCTTGACGAGTGACATGGCCATAGCCACTTGGTTTGCTGTGATCGGAAAATGAAAATAAGCAGACCATAATTCGGCAATACGACTATGTTGAGTGTAAGGGTGTCCGTACTGTGAACCCCTTGCGTGTATAAGCTCTGTTGCATCTGCGAATAGTTTCTCAGTTGTTGTGGACATCGTTATCGACCATCCTTCTATGCATATCCCAGCCATCTTTACGGCCTCGCCAGTAATGTATAGTTTTGACGTTTTCGATATATGTGCCAATAACCCAGGTAAGTAATAACCCTACGACTACTCCCCACATAATTAGATACCCAAAGTCTTTCAGCTCTGTGTACATGTAGCCCTACTTTCTATGCTCACGCTTTGTGGCATAGCAATAGTGTTACACCTGTGTATGACTTTGTGGATGATTTAGCGGCTATATTTGATAACGATTTGATAACGTTATTAGCTGTAGTGCCTGCCAAGCGCTGTGAAAGAGCCATCTTTGTTTACAGGTACGAGGGTAGGGGTTAGATTCTTACCTGTGGCTTCTAGTATAGCAAAGCCCATTTGCCAATTAGCGCTTCCATAGCGGATATAAGAGGCTTTTCTACGATCCATAAGGTTTCCTACCTCAACACCATATAAAGGCCTGTAATGGCTTCCTATGGCCTCTGAATAGGCACTCATGCCCAGCCTGTGGCTATGCCCCGCAATTACGGATTTGCCATACTTTTTGGCTAAATTTAATGAAGTAATGCCCGCATGCTGGCTCATACTACCTTCGTCACCATGACATAAAACCCAGCCAGGGTGAAACTCATAAGCTGTCTTATGGTAGGTCATACCCATTTCAGCAAAGCCCATAAACTTAGGGTATTGCAGCTCTGGCAAACTGATTAAGCCAGGTGTTTTTAATAGAGTGCTATAAAGGCGATCACTATGATTACTGCGGATAATGTGCATCTCTTTGCTGTATTCTCCGAGATCCCACAGTATTTGTTTACACTCTTCACGATCCTGGTGTATGGTCTGTTGATAAGCCAAAGGTGTTTTCTCAGCCCATCGGCTAATGGTTTGAAAATCGATCTCATCACCAACACATAAAACCTCGTCAAACTTCTCACGTCTTGCCAACTTAATAACATTCTTAACTGCCTGCTCATGATGGTATGGTACTTGTAAATCGCTGATTACTAGCCAACGCTTAATTATCATCCTCATCTTCGTAGGGGTTATGGTCTGGATTAACTGGATCAAAGTCTGGACTAGATGGTGCTAGCCAATCTGGGAATACGTTTTTATCGCACATCCCTAGAGCTTGATCTACTGGGAATCCTGCACGTCTTAGGCTTAAATAAAACTCACGCAACGAGATGGCATAGGTATCTAACTTGGTATTGATCTGCTCA